CGCTTAGAACGCTTGTTTTTGTGCTATCACGCAATGCGAAGCGTCTGACGATTCCAGCGCTGTCGCAGAGGTCAGGGAGCGTCAACTCGGTCAAGCTTCCAGCGGTGACGACCTGCCGGTCCGTGTGCACGACAGCACTCGTGCGGATGACCTCCGCAGGCTTTCGGCAGCAAGCGAATAGCAGCAGCAAGCTAAATATGAGCGTACTCCTGTGCAGCATTGAATGATGGACAGGCTTTAGCTACCTTTGGGAAGTCGCGATGGCCGAGGATCTTGGCCGCTGGGTACTTGGCGCGCCATTGATGCAAGACTTGTGAAAGCGCGTCTTTTTGCCCTTGTGTGCGATTGTCGACCGGGTTGCCTCTGCTATCAACGCCGCCGATGTAGCTGGCGTGGAGGCTAAGCGAATTGTAGCCAGCAACGCCGTTGCAGATGGCTTCATCATCAGCCAAGGTAATTACTTCTCCATTGGCTTTTACGATCTTATGATAGCCCGGTGACTTCCATTTCAGATTGGTCCGCCAGTAGTTTTGGATTGAATCAATCGTCGTTGATTGAGGTGTCGCCGTGCAGTGGACGACGAGGTACTTGATGTTTCGCATTTGACCTGATTAGGTTGCAAAATTAAATATCATTTGCCGCCATTTTGTACCCTATTAGGTACATAAGGCCGCATATTGCCCTCACTTGCCCCCTATCGGGTACTGGTCGTCGTAAACGTCGCATCAATAACGCGGGTTTCTATTTTCTCATTTACAATCTTAACAAGGCTCAACTTCATCCAGTAACCGCCGAGCGGCTTCGGCGGCCTGCCCCTCTCGACGTGGAAGCCACCCACTCCGCCTGCATATTCCTCCTTGTACGTCGCAGTCCTGATCTGATGCAGTGGCCGCTGCCTCATCATGTAGTTGGTTCGGTTGAGGTAGCTGATGACGTTGATGTGGTGGTACAGCTCGTGGACGTGACCTTGCCATGTGCAGTCGTAGCCTTCAACCATCGCCATGATCCGCTGGTCTTGGATGACACCCTTGGTCACTACGCCTCCTCCTCCTGATCCGTGAAAGTAGTGCATGGCAAAGCGTGTGTAGTGGTTGGTGTTCGGTGAATGGGCAAAGCCAAACAGTATCGCGCCGCCGTAGCCGCCGAGTTGGACGTCAGTGCCGCACTCGTGGTTCAAGAGCATGACGAACATCTGCAGCGCGTCAAATTCTACATTGCGGATGACGCTCGTTTCGTGGTTGCCATAGCCAATCAGCGCGATGTGCTTGGCGTATGGTTTGAACCACTGCACAGCATCGTTCACTACGGCTTGCAGGTAGTTGCCCTTGTTGTGTTCAGGTCGTATATCATCCTTGCCTCTGCGTGGATCGCCTCTGCCTTGCATCAGGCAGAACGTGTCGCCGTTCATGATGACCTTGGCGTTGCGGCGCACGGCTTCGTCGAGGTGGCTTTTTAGTAGATCGCGATCGCACTTCGGATTGTCCCAGTGCAGGTCGCTGATGAGCAGAAACTCCGCCTCCTTCCCCTCGCAGTCAATCGTGTGGACGTTGGCTGCGCGTCGGGTTATCTTCATATTATTGGTTTGGTGGTGTCGACTTTAGAAGCCGCAAAATACGATGTTCTAATACTTCTGTAATCTTGACACCTGAAAATCCGACGATGAAGGCGAGGCCGTACTCGATGTTCGGTGCTTGTATATTGAGGATGCCGATGATGACAGGCGCGATGTAGGTTGCGGAGAGTGTGCCGGAAAGGACTGCGATTAGCTGCATCTTCCAGTTCTTCATCTTGGGCGCGAGCAGTAGTGCGCCGAAGAAGCCAGCGATGGTCAGGCCGAGGTTGATGCCGATTGATTTGAGGAAGTCGATCATTGTTAATCTTCGTTTAGTGTGTTAGATACGTCGTCGCGCTCGGTGTAGTCTTTGCCGTACTGGTCATCCCAGCCAAGGAAGGTATGCACCCCGACAGGCGGAGGCCAGCACTCGAAGGGCAGGTAGTCGGCTTGCGGCTCTGCATCCCAAAGAATGTCGACGCAGTAAGTGCCCTCTATTTCACCCAGCGGCACTGCGAAGCCTTGCGGCACTGGTAGCGCTGTGAATGTCGCTTCGTTGGGAAAGGCGTATTTGCGGAATGTCGGCATTTATAGTCGGGTTAATTCGGCGAGTTGGTCGTTAGATAGCCGCGTGGTGTATAGTGCGGCGGCGCGGATGCGTTCGTTGAAGATGCCGTAACTCGTATTGGCCAAGCTGCATCGCGTTAAAGTTGATGCAGGATAATTCGTTGAATCGCTTGATATTCCCCCACTATTGCCGTCAATGTAAAGAACGTAATTGCCATTAGTATAAGCCAGTGCTATCTTATGAACACCAATAGAAACTGCGCTGCTTGTGATAATGGCTACAACAGACCCATTTGCCCTTCTTAATTGAACCAAAATAGTAAAATTTGACGATTTTGCTATTATGATAAAATTACTGCCATCACCAACGTCTATTGATATAAAAGAACCAGCACTTGAACTCCTCACATCCACCTCCGCATAAATAGTCCCCTCGGTTTGGCCTATCAGGCCACTCACGAGCGCCCCCGATGCGCTGATGACATCAGCGGCACGGCTGACTGCTGCTGCCGTTGTGGGGATGTAGGTGGTCGCTACGCTGCCGACTTCGACCTGTGCGCCCCAGACATACGCAGTATTACCGCTGGCACTTTGAATTACAGTGCTTGACATCGTTCCATCGGCCGTATTGGCACGAATGTTCCCTGTCACACTTACGCTCATCAAAACTGTCATTCTGCATCTATACCAGCCATTTCCGTAATTTTCAATGCCTTGCGACTGCAAAGCGTAGCCAGTTCCTTGTGTTCCACTAACTGCAACCGCACCAGTGTTCAAATTCCAAATGACTGCGGCTCCGCTTGCAACACCTCCGTTCTCCATCGTTAGGCCAAAGAACCCGCTACCTGCTTTTGCAAATGCAGAATAGGTGTATGTTGTTCCCGAAACAAAAGAAAACGATTGAATAATCCTTGCACTACCATTCGCAGTTGCTGTCAATAAATCCGCATCAGTCGAACCATCAGGAGCGGTAAACGCAGCCGTTGTGCCTGTGCTTACGCTGATGTTCGTAGGTGCCCAATTTCCACTTACTTGAAACCCTGCACTTTGCAACGCCAAATTCTGCCCACTCGCCTCCACCAACAATGCAGGGCACGACTGCCCCAGCCAGTCAATCCGAGGCACTCCGCTGGCTACGCTCTCAATCAACCCGCTGCTATTGACACGCGTTGCCGTCGTGTTGCGGCTCACGGTGAACCGCATCGTGCTATCCTCGGCGACAAACGGAGGCACGTCTTGGTATAGGTTGCCATCCTTGTAGAACTGCGGAACGATCAGCAGCGATGGCGTTGCAGGCAGACCGTCAGTGTAAGCCTCTTGACCGCGTGCCACCAAGCAGCTGCCTGTCCCAGCGTTTTCATCTTCAACAGTAGCACCTGCGCCCTTCGCGCCTTCAAGCGCTGCTGCCCACTGCGTCTTGTAAGGATTCGTGCCGTGTTGCGCGACAAACGGCAAGCCGTAGCCAATGCCTAAAGCCATCAGACCGCGCTTACGATGGTTACGCCCTGCATCGAATATCCGATCACACTGCCTGCGTTCAGCGTCACGGCGGCGATCCTACGTCCGTTGTTGGCGGCTATGATCATACCCGGACTGAACGCCTGACCAGAAGGAAATAAGCCGATGCCACCACCACTCACCGCAGTCATCATATTCGTTCCGTTGCTATCCGTGAGCGTCGTAAACTTCGCCTCCTGATTGACGACCAACACGTCATAGGTGCGACCTGTCACCGATGAAACCGCGCCTGCGCCAACTGCCAGCACTTCGGCTGCCATTCCGCGCCCAAGCAGCGCATCCATTTGTTGTCCTAAATTCATTGTATTTTATTTAAGTGTAAATATCGTTTTGCCTGATTCTATGCAATTCTGTAATCGTGTTTTTAACGCGTCGGTATTTGGCAGACGTTGCGGCTGAATGGCAACTCAAACACGACCGTAGCCTGCCACCCTGCGACCTTGTCATCGCGTGCCTCCACGAAGCGCGTAGCACTCACCGCGCCTGTGATCGTGTAGTCGCGGTCAGGGTCATCGGTGAACTCCGCGACGAAGTCCTGCATGATACGCAGGGTGTCGCTTAACACCTCATCCTCGTTGTCAGTCCACCGGTAGACGACGCTGCCACTGATCGTCGCATCCACGCCGCGAAGGTCTGCCACCCTGTCCATCACAAGCACGCTGACGGTTAGGTTAGTCGCGCCAATAGGCATTGACGCGCTCTGCGCATCGACGAACAAAAGCGGGTAGATGACCCTATCCCTGTCGGTTGTCCGCAGGTTGATCACGTTGTCCGTTCCGATCGCCAGCGGATCGCCGAAACCCACCGCGTTCAGCTGCAGGTGCGACTCCGCGAAAGCTATCAGGTCGTTTTTGATTGTCACCCAACTGCTCATAGAATTGCTTTAGTTTGTTTATGTTTTTGCTATGCGCCATTAAAAGTAGTTGCGTCTGTTTTCCGGGTAGTCCAGCGGATCGCGATACCTGCCCCTGCGCCCCAGCACCATGCCGGTCTGGTAGGCGCTGTTGGCTGGGTAGATCGTGTCAATGGCGACAGGAGGATTATCGAATAGCGGAAACAGCGTGTGGTTCTCCTGCAAATAACGCGTGATGCGCTCGGTGTACCACTCCGCATCGTCGCGGCTTTTGTCCATCAAGCGCGTCATCTCGCGTTCACTCATTGACATTGATTCCGTGCTGCTGCGCCGATCCATTCCCTTGTTCATGAATTTGAAGGCCAGCACCATCGGCAGTTCAAAGTACATCCACTGAATAATCGCTGGCTGAATGTAGGTCTGCATCAGCGTCGTGTTGTTAGCCGACAAAGTTCCGGCAATGACCTGCGTCACGAGTTCCGCGTACAGCGCCGATCCCACCGCTGGCTGAATGTGCATCTCTTGCACCTTGACGATCGTGGGACGTAGCTGCGTGTAGCTTACGTTTTCGCTGATGACCGAATTTTCGATCAGCGTGTTTTCCGAAATAAATAGTGCCTTGCTCATTCGACGATTCTTTCAACTTGTGTACCTTTTTTGATCACCAACTGCTGCACCCACATGTGCCGGCACGACGGCCTGTGCCTGCCATCTTCAAGCGTCAGCCATCCGCCTCTGCGTTCCCAAACGCTGTACCCCATCAGCGCCGTCAGCTGATTGATGTCGTCGCGTGTGTATAGGCGTGCGCTGGACAAGTCCATCATGACTTGGCAGAACTTGCGGCTTCTATCGTAACCATCAGCCTTGCTCAACCCTCGATATTCTGGCCGCCAGTCGTAGCGGTAGCGCACTTCAACAACTGGCTCTGGCACTTTCGCCTCCTTAGTGGCCTCACCGATGCCGCGTTTCAACGGGTACTTGTTGATCTGCAACAGGTACTGTATGCGCTTGCGGATGCGCGCCTTACTCACCCCGAACTCCTTGGCCATCTCTTCAACCGTTGCATCCTCGCGTTTGCGCCTGTACTTGATTATCCGCTCATCCAATGCCTTGTCTTGATCGGAAACGGCAAACTGCATGAAGAACTCCGCCTCGCCGTATTCGTTGAAGTCCAATTCGCGCTCCTGCAGAATTTCGAAGCTGTCACGCGTTTCGCCAAACTGCTGGCCTACCTGCGACAGAAACTCCAACTCATCAGCTTCATCGGTGAACGCCTGCTCCTTGACGCCCAGTAGCTGGTCGACCTGTTCGGCGTTAAGGCCGAAGCCAGCCGTTAGCATCGTACGCGCCTGTTCGAGTGTGACTTTGCCCTGCGAATAATGGCGCACAATACGCATCAAGTTTTGGTACTGCCTACCCGAAAGCGTCTTGATAGCCTCGTTGACGCCTGCGCTCGCCTCTACGGCCGTTTCACCTGCGTCGGGTGTTGGCGTGCCAGTCGCCTCTGCAAGTGGCTCATAACCCGCCTTTTCGCGCAGTTCATCTT